GAGTTGGTAGAAGTCATAAAGCGGTTAGGCACAACAGAAACTGTACCGAAATCGCTCAAATAGACATCAGCCGCACCAATGATGGTTGTGGGAGCATTTGAAGGGGCCATGAAACGCTGAGCAGCAATACCAGCAAAAGCAGAAACTGTTTGCTTGTGTGCAGGGTTAACCATCAACACTTTAGGATTGCCACCAGAAGCGTAAACTTCACGGATAACAGTCTTCAAGATGTCTTCTGTGAAAGTGCGGTTAGTGCCGTTGGTACGAGCAGTAGTACCCAAGTCACCAGCAACACCAGAAGTACCGCCATCATAGTTGCTGTTCAACCATGCTTGCAGACCGCCCAATTTACGAGCAGTAGAAGAATCGCCATTAGAAGCGATCTGGTTGCTCAACAAAGTGGTTTCCATGTCACGCTTGATCTCAGCAGAAGCCTTAGCCAACTGATAAGCCTTTTCAGACTTACGACCAGCCTTGTCAACAGCTTGCAAAGTGCCAGAAATCTTTACAGTTTTCTGTGCGATCTGAGTGCGGTTACCAACACGGGTAGTTGGAGACATAGTAGCATCAGATGCTGTCGCACCTTCAACAGCGTAGTTCGTCAAAACGCTGGCGGAAAGGCTATCCGTTTGCCATTCGTGGTAAACAGCAGTAGCCTTTGTCTTACCGATAGAAGACATGAAAGGTGTGTCTGTGGGGCTAATGTTATAGATAACATCAGACAGGTCTTCACGCTGACCAATAGCGGTGTAGGTTTGATATGTAGCCATTTTAAAACTCCAAAATTAAAAGAATCGTTCAAATGCTTTAGCAGCGTCTTGGACTTTGCCAGTTTCACGCAACCTTTGCATTACCTGTTTATCTTGTGACGACTTTGTAGGAGGCGCTGAAGTTCCAGATCGCATCATCTTAGGAGCAGACTGGAGTTTCTTGGTTAACTCAGGCTTGCTCTTTTGAAGTTGCTCATACTTCATTGCTTTATACAAACTCACCACAGCACGACTGTCATATACGGAACTGAGTTCTTGGTCAGTCCAACCAACAGACTTCGCATAGTCACGGATTTGTTTCCGAACCGCATCACCCTGTGGCGTAGCCAACTCAGGAATCAGACTCACTAGCTTCTCAGACTCTTGACGGAGATGGTTTTGCAGAGAGGCTTGTTGCTCGGCTTGTTGCTGTTGGGCAAGGCGTTGCTGTTCGGCTCTAACTACTGCTAACTGCTTCTCACGCTGACTCTGTTCAGCTACCGCCACGGCATAACCAATGGGGTCTGTTTCCTTTAGAACATCTAAGTTCACACCCTGATTTTGCTGACTTAGGAAGCTATCCAAAGCCTTCAACTTCTGGGCATAAGCCATTCGCTCTTGTTTCACTTGCTCTAGATGACCTCGCTCGGCTTCGAGAGCCTTACGCTGTTCAGCTAGTGCCTGAGACTTTTTAGTGTAATCCGCACCTTGTTGATAACCTTTGATGAGTTCATCTTCGTCAACCTCGATTTCCTCACCAGCAGCCTTGACTTTATATCTAGGCTTGGGCGCAATTTCCTCGGATTCCTCCGCATACTCTTGCTCAACTTCATCACTCGCTTGAAGTTCCTCTGTTTGACCTTCGGCTTGGCTGTTGTCAGCTTCCTCTGAATCACCCATTAAACTCTCAAACGCTGAAGCGGCTTGGTTTACATTTAGGCTTTCACTCCCTTGTGGGTTGGTGTTTTCCATTTGTCATCTCAAAAATCGTCAGAATCCGTCTGAACTGCGGTGTTGCTATTACACAACAGAATTCAAAGTATTTTCCACTTCTTATCTCTGATCGCAGTTTCCGAGGCTAAACCTTCTAGGTGTCCTGTAATCAGTTCAATCGTTCTAATGTGTCGATAAGCGTCTTCTCGTTTATCAATCTCACTAGCATTTGTGTTAATTATCACACTAATCTGCTCTTTTTTCAAATTATCTATGACTTCTTTGAAAAAGTCATCATTTAACAGATTTTTAGCCCATTGAGCCAGTAGGTGTTTGTCCATATTGGTTTTGTATTCCAGAAATTACATCGTTGATTGAGAGAACTTGGCTTGGCAGAACATCTCTGCTAGTGCCTAAGATATTCCTCAACTGGTTATAACTCATGTTTGATGGCTGATTGAACTGTACTGGTGCAGGAACTTTGCCGTAATTAGGGTCTAAGAACTTCTCCCATTGTGTACCAATCAACAGATTACGATTGCCAAAATCAATAGGAGGCAACTGTGTTGGTGCAGTCGTAGGCAAGTCTTTTGTGTAAGTTGGAGACTTCCAATCAGCAGGAACAGGAACAATTGGGAATCCAGTAGGACCAGTCTCTTGAGTTGTTGCACCTAATACGCTTGCACCCAATACACCTAAACGAATCATGTCAATGATCTCAGAGGCTGTGTAGGTCTTTGGCGGTACTGTTCCAGTAATCGGAGGCGCAACAATTGTAGGGGCTGGCTCTGTCTCGTTTGTAATTGTGCTTGGTCTTTCAGCAATAGTCGTAATCTGTGGGACTGTCTCTTGAATAGGAGGCGCAACAATCGTTGGAATTGGTTGCTCTGGCTCTTTAGGCGCTTGGCTAGTCATCACCAACTCAGGGATTATTGAAGCAATAACTTGCTGAACAGTTTGAGGTGTTTCTACTTTAGGCGCTTCTTCTCTTGGCGCTGTGACTTCCACAGGCGTTGGCACTTGCTGAACAGGAGGTTGCTCAACTGGTATCTGAGCAATCGCATTGATTACTTCGCTAACAGTCGGTGCAGTAGGTTGAACAGGCTCAGTTACTTGCACAGTTTCAATTGGCGCAACTGATGTAGGAGTTGGCTCAACGACTGGCGGCTCTGTTACTACAGGCTGAATAATCGAATTGATTATTTCACTAACAGTCGGTGTAGTTGTTTCAACTGGCGCAGTCACTTGCACATTTTCAACAGGCGCAACTGGTGTAGGAGTTGGCTCTGTAAGTGTTCTGACTATTTCCTCGACTGTTGGCGTAACAGGAGTAGGTGCAACTGGTTGTTGTTCAGCAGTTACTTGAACTTCTGGAGTTGGTTGTTGGCTAACGATTGCATTGATTATTTCATTGACTGTTGGCGTAGGTGCTACAGGCGCTGAAACTTGAACAGTCTCAATTGAAGGCTGAGTAGTTGGTGTAGTAACAGCTACTGGTGCTGTTGCAATAGCGTCCATTGCTCTATTGACAATAGCATCGTTATATCCACCAACACTTAATATTTCTGATATTTGCTCTGGCGGTATACCACTAGCAGCCAATTGTTTGGCATCAGCAATTGCAAACTGACGCTCAGTCAATTCTGTTGGTGCTGACGGCAAATAAGGACTGACAATATCTGCAACAGCGCCACCTGCACCACCGAGCAATGCACCTTTTGCAATACTGTCACCAGTAATCGCTGAAGTGCTACCACCGACTAAAGCACCAGTTAGTGCGTTTGTGGCTAGTGTTGAGGCTGTTGGTCCGAGCAATGAAGCGGCAGCAGGACCGAGAACAGGAGTCAAAGCCGCAGCAATAATCGGTGCAAACACACCAATGTCATCACGGCTTGAAGCGCCAGTCGTATAGAAAACAGGCTTGCCAGAAGCATCGAAATCAACTCGATAGCCTGTGTTACCTTTACCCTCAAAAGTACCACCAAAGGCGTTACCAGTCTGACGCTCGCTATATGTAATCGGTACAGCTTGGTTTGTTTCTTTGTTGCCGTAAGTTACTTGAGTTCCGATAGGTGCAGTAGCATAGTCAATGCGACCGCCTTCAGTCTCATACGAACCTGTTTGGACAATGTTAGGGTCAACAGGATTGCCTCGTTGGTCAACATAGCCACCACGACCGTCAAAACGGACATCCTCTTGAAAACCAGTTTGTGTGATCTTGCCAAACTGACTAATGTCTGTGATGCCAATGCCAGCCATGATCTTAGCCATGTCTTTAGCGGCTTGTTCAGCACCTACGCCACCAGTCCACTTAGAAGTGTCGCTAGAGCCTAAGATTTGCTTTGTCAGCGTATCAATAACTGATGCTGAAGGCTTAGTTTCTTCTACTGGCTTTGCAGGTTGTAACTGCTCAACTGGTGCGTCTGCATCTCGTTGAATAGGTTGCTCAATTGGCTGTCTGGCAATGATCTCGTTGACCACAGACGGAGGCAATTGTGGCGCTATCTGGCTAATTACTTCTTGAACAGTTTGCGGTGCAACATAAGGCTGCTGAATTTCTGGCTGTTGAAAGACTGGTTGGTACACAGGCTCTTGATATGCTGGCTCTGGTGCTACATATACAGGCGCAGGTGCTTGGTACACAGGCTCTGGTGCAATGTAAACTGGCTCTTGATAGACAGGCTGATAAACTGGCTCTGGCTGATATGTAGGTTGGTAAACAGGCTCTTGATAGACAGGCTGTAACTGCTGAATCTGCATCAACAGATCATCAAGCGACATACCGCCATCTTCCAACATGGAATCTTGCATCAAGTTTCTGATTGCCATGATTAGCCCTTAATTTCTACATTGCTAGTAATGCCAGCACCTACCTTCATTGCTTTCAATTGAGCCTCAACCTCAAACTCTTGTTGTTTCATCGCAAAGTAAGCCTGTTGTTTCTCACGCTCAAGCATCAACTTAGCAGCCTCTTTCTCACGCATCAATTGCATTTCAAGACCTGCCTTTTGTTGAGCCATCTCCATGTCAATCTGCATTTGCTGTTGCTTCAACTGAATGTCAGCTTGTGCTTTGGCTTGGTTAGCTTGTATCTCAGCCTGTGTTCTAGCCATGATTGCTTGAACCTCTGGAGGCATTTGCTGTTCTTGTGGAGGAGGATTGCTCAAAGCCTGATCTTGCTCTGGTGTAATAGCCTTATAGAACTCAGCAGAGTCCTTAAAGCCAGCAATCTCAACCATGCGACCTAAAGTGCCACGATATTGTGCAGGTGAAACATAAGGGTTAGCAGGACCATACTGAGCAATCAACTGCTCTTGTTTGGCAAGAACCATCGACAGCATAGCCATCTGTTCTTGTCTGTTACCAGCACCCAAACCAACATTGATTGAGACATCGTATTGGTTAGCCCATGTGCGAGGGTCAAACTCTACAAACTCGCCACGCATACGAACCAAACGAGGCTTATCCTGATACTTACAGAGAAGATGCAAGATGCCTTGGAACAGAGACTTAACACCTGTCTCAGCAAAGATTCGAGCCATTAGTTCAATCTTACCTGCGCCAGCTTGTTGCATAGAAGCAACAGCCGCAGCAGTCACATTCTGCAAGATAGATGGGTCTAAGCCCTGAGAAGCATCAGATACACCAGTACGCTTAGACTGGACTGTATCCAAATACTGAAGCATTGGGAAAGCCTGAGAAGCAACATTCTGGACTACAAGTTGTTGAACAGCACCTTGAGACTTAGCACGAATAACACCACCAGCAGTAGATGTAAGCAAGTCGTCAAGGTTTACCTGCCCTTCAACAGCGACAACTCGTGCATTGTTTGTCAGATATAGGTTATCCAACATTTGACGAGTGATAGTCGTTTTAATTAACTGTAAGTCTGTCGTTCTGTCAGCAAGTGAGTTGCCAAAGAACTTGTGCGGAATTGGAATAGGGCAGATTGAGTGGAATGGCACATAGTCCACTTCCTCAACCATTTCCTTGCCATTCTCGTCTTCAAGAATCTCGTTTGAGGCATAGAACACTTGGACGAGTGAAGCAATACCTTTGCCCTCTATATCAGTCTTGACATAGCACTCAAAGACCTCAATCTCTTGCATGGATGGGTCATCAGTCTGAACTTGGTAAGGCTGCTCACCAGCAGAGAAACGAACCACACGCTCTGGCGTATAAGCTAAAGCATCGTCCATTTGCAAGCCTTCAACTTGCTTCTTGTTGAAACCCATAGCCACCAAAGTGCTACGAGTCAACATTTGACGATGGGCTACAAATGGGCTGTCAGCAATCGTTCTAGCCTTTTTGCTAATCAAGAACTCCTCTGGAGGAACATTCTCAATCGTTACTTTGCCTGATTTCTTTTTCTTTTGGACTACGACATTGTGAGTCGCACCCATAACTGGCATACCCATCTGGTCAACAACTGGCTGTCCCATTGGGTCAAATATCGGGAATTCTGTCGTATCTTGCTCGACAATCTCCATGCTCTCATCACTCATCAGCATGGCTAACTCATCCTCAGACAAGTTAAAGTAACGCTCTTTAGTGATGTCCTCTTTATCTTCCCAATAGGCTTTTACGATGCCGTTCTTCTGCAACAAAGCATCTTTAAACCAATCGTGAAGAATGGCTACACCTTCGTTATCTCGGTTAAAAACCCAATTACAGTAGTCGGTTGCTTGCTTGGCTGACGCTTCGTCTTGTGGTCCTTGTGGCTCAAAAACCACGATATTGTCTGAGCCTGTGAAGATACGGACTAGGCTAGGCAATGCGCCATCAATGGCTTCAGCTACCTCACCAGTAACGATCTGAGACTTCCCCTCTGTCTCATTTCCTAATGGCTGACGCAGATAATACTGAAGCGCTTGTTTTCTTTGCTCAACAGTTTCGCTTTCAATGTAGCCAATGGCATCATCAATTTCTGCCTGCAAGATGGATTTCAATTCATTTCGGCTCATAAAGCATTAACCCACTCATAAGGTTTAGTAAAAGTCATAGTGTTGCGCTTTCTTACATTTAACGCTTCAGGAATGACTTGGATGTTTGAGGCACAATGAAATCCAGACGCAGTTTTGCTTTGCAATGGAATCATATGGTCTATGTGCCATTTTACATTAGTTACAGCACTTCTGTGTCTAGAAAGTAATGCTGCCTCGTGCATTACAAAAGCATCAAATTCACCATACCATTTAGGAGTAGCGTTTATTCGTGACGCTCTACGCTTGTGGAGATCAGCCAAAACCTTTTCAGGATTATCTTTTTTCCATTTATTGAGTCTTGCTCTTTGCTCAATACGATTTTTATCTTGCCAAGCCTGTTTGTAGGCTTTCATCTTTTCAGGGTTTGCTTTAGCCCACTCTTTGTGCTTATGATAATTGTTAACAGCATAATTTTGTTTTAACTGTCTAGCAAAATCAAGGCAAGCGTCACAAAGACAGTCGCCATTGATAGTACGATCAACAATGCCACCACGCTTACATGGCTTACCAGTAAAGTAAGTTTTAAGCCCTAAGGCTTTAGCTTCCTTCCTGTTTGGTGGCTTGCTCATTCTTCTCCTTTGGAGGACGACCCATTCGAGGTTTATCAGATTTTAACTCTTTAATGGCATTTTCTAACATTTCGAGTCGAGTTTCAAGTTCTTTTACTTTGGGGGCTAAATTAGTCCCTTGGCGTTCTACATACATTACACAATCCATTTCGGTGCTTGGTTAATAGGCTTAGACCATGTGCTGTGACCTTCATCAAGTCCAAGGGCTAAGTAGCGAAAACTGTCACTTCCATGACTTGACCAATCGTGAAGTGGTCTTTCATAGAAAATCTTACGCTTTTCATCGTAATCTCTGCGGTAGTTTCTCAGGCAATTGAGTCCAGTTTGCACCCTTGGCACATTGAACCAACACCTTGGCAAGATACGCCTTACTGCTTGAATACCATCGTCTAGGCTCATTCTTGGTGCTATCTTGACCTGCAACCCTGCCTCCTCAAGCATCTCAAGACGGCTCTTTCCTGTGCCTAACTCTCTGACTCGGACATCATGGGGCAAGATATGTTCAGCCTTTGCGTAGTCGTTATCTTTAATCCACTTCACATAGTGGTCTAGTCCAACACCATGATTCTCGTAATAGTCGATCAATCTGATCTCTGTGCCTACTAACTGAGCAACCCAGATAGATGTTGAGTCACCCATACCCAAATCCCATGCGGTAAAAGTTCTGCTGATTTCCTCGTGAGGAATCTCTTGCATATGCTTTTTATCTTCTAACTCGTTAAGGATTTGTCCGTAGTACGAACCCTCTACAGCAGCGTCAAAGCTACATTCAAACTCTTGGCGGTATTTATCCTCACCCATCTCATTACGAGCAGCCTTGAGTTCTACATCATCAACCACCCCAGTCTCAGAGGCTTTAAACTCCAATAAGCCCCATCCTTCCTCTTTCTCAGCCCTGTCTCGCAGTTCTTTAAAGTGGTTGTGTCCCTTTGGTGTACCAATGAACATACACCAGCCTTTTCTGTCAGCTAGTGCAGGGCGAATGATGTCTGTCCATATCTTTGGGTTTTGGTCACCGATCTCGTCTAGGATTACCCCATCAAAGTATTGACCACGCAAGGCTTCTGGATTGTCTGAGCCATACAATTGAATACGCCTACCCCAGAAGTCAACTCGCAACTCAGAGATGTTACTTGTGCCACCCAAAGGCTCTGCATACTTGACTAGGTAGTCCCATGCCACCCTCTTGGCTTGTCCGTAGGTAGGGGCAATATAAGCGTATCTAGGTGCTTCCTTTTGGTTTAGGATAGCGTCCTTGATTAGATGGTTGATTGCTGAGACTGTCTTGCCCATACGCCTGTGAGCAACAACAACACCAAAGCGCTTACTGTCCATCAGTTCATGGATAGCAAGCTGTTGTTCTCTGGGTTTATAGGCTATCTCTATTACTTCTGCCATTGGACACTTATCTGAATGTCTTTACCTTCTTCTCCAGTTACTTGGAGTGGCAAGACCTTACCGATTAGTCCCATGAAAGCCTGTGGATGGCTCTCGGCTTTGCTTACCAAGTAGTCAACACCACCTGATTTATCTAGCGCTTCTAAGATCATCTCTCTAAGGATTGCATTGCCCTTATCAAGACTTCCTTTAGGTCTTCCTGCGCCTTCTCGTGCGCCACCACGATATGAAATGTTTGATTGTTTTTCAATCATTGTTTGACTCCTCTAGGGTTGGTCAAGGTTAAGTTAGTAATTACTGACCTAGTAGTGACGGCATAAGTTCATAGAGTTTCTTACGCTGTTCTTCGTCTGCTAGTAGTCCTAATGGTAGCACACCAGCAAGAATGTCTGGCTCATTCCTACGCTTTGGGTCAAATGCAGCGAATCTACTTCTAACTTGGCTAGGCTCTAACAGTACATAACCAGTCTGGTCTGCAAACTCTGTATATGGTGAGCCTTCTTTTGCTCTGAGCATTAACGAGTCATAGCCTTGCTCTTTAAGTCTTTGACGATATGGCTCAACATCAGAGACTCTTGGAACTTCTCCTGCACCAAGTGCTTTATTGGTTGACAGATTACTAGCTGTTCTAGCCATTTGCTCAAACGATGTAGCCTTTGGGTTTTCCATTCTGAGCATCAATGGATAGATAGCGCCTTGGCTTCCTGAGTACATTCCTGCACCAGAAGCATCAGGTCTATCAGATGCCCATATTCCCATCTGGTCAATGGATGGCTTACGACCAACAATCTCAGTAGAAGCTAGACGATTAAATGCCTCAATGTCGCCTAGTTTGCGACCATCTTCAGCTTCCCAAACAGTTGTTCCATGATAAGCAGGAGTTTTATACCCCATAGCCTCCGCCCTCATCTCAGGCGTATTGTCTTTAGGAAGTCCTAGACCACCTTCCTCAACAGGCAATGCAGCGTTTCTTTGGGCTGTATCTAGTGCTTCTTGTCTTGGGAATGGCGATCTTTCTGCTTTACCAAGAATTTGTAAAGTTACAGACTCAACTAACATTGCCTCTTGCTCTGGGCTTGATGGTTTATATTTCTTAAATTGTGCCTCAACCATCTTTTCAAACTGCTTTTCTCCAACAAGTTCTAATGATTTTTGCACTCGCTCAACAGTAGGAATATCTCTTACTTTGAGCATTTCCTCCATTGTTAAATCTGCTTTGTAAATACCTTTTTCAAGGTTAATTGGTTTAATACTAGCGCCTACTGGTAAACCCTTAGTAGCCTTTGCTAAACCTACAGAAGCAGGTAACAGCGTCATAGCCGCCTCAATCGCTTCTGGACGAGGCTTAGTGGTCATTCCACTACCAGTAGTCAATGGCTCACCATAAGCCATTCTTTCCATTGTTTGTTGAACAGCAGGTACTCCCAAGAGATTCATCAACATCTCTACAGGAGGATTTTCGTAACCAAATGGCTTTGCACCAAATTGTTGGGCTTTCTTTAGGCGATCAGCAAGTAAACCCAGAATTGGGTTTGACATTGGAGTAGCCCTTAGTTCAGCCATTTTTGTTCACCTGTTGTTTTCTTACCACTTGACCTTGTTTGCCCAAAAGGCTGCACTCATCTTACCCTTGGCGATATTGTCCGCATGACGAGCCTTAAATGCTTCGTTACGCTTACTGCCATCAGGTGAGCCTTTTACGCCCTGCTGTCCAAAACGGATTAACTTTACATCCTCACCACTCTTTGCCAAAACAGCATGAGACTTGGTTGGATGGTCAGGAGTTCTCTTAGGCTTGTTGTAGCCAGAAAACTGCTCAGAGCCTCGTTTAATCACTTTTTAGGCTTCTTTTGTGCGTTCTTAGCAGTACGCTCACCCCTGACAGGCATGGGCTTAGTCTTCTTCTGCATAAGTTTCTGCATCATCTCCAGAGCCTGTTGATTCGTTGTTCCCATCATCTTTTTCCTCGGTTATTGGACCACCACTAATCCATGCTTCGCAAGTTCTCTTAGAAGCACACTTAAAGTCAAACATCTCGCAGTAACCTAAGTCACCAGCTTCGATAACTTCCCAAGCGTCCATTTCCTCGCCATTAGACTCAAGACCTGACTCAATGCAAGCCAACATCTTAGGGGTTTGGATAAATGCAGCGCAATTGCCACAGCGAGACTTTTTAGCCTGTGCAGGTGCAATACGCCAAGCACGAGAGATTTCACGCCAATAATCCATGTTGGCTTCGTTTGGATTCATTGGTCCGTAGTTGGCTTTTTCGATAGCCTTCTCACGATTCTCAAGATTGACAACAACATTGCCTGTCGCTACTGGACAAGCATCGCCATTTTTCTCTTGGCTTTGTATCTCAATTTCAATCTTTACGGATGGCTCT